CCAATGCCTATTTTGTTATTAATTAGAACGAAATCGCCGCTGCCATACTGACCAGCGACCACACGGTCATCTGCAAATACCTCAAGCACTGGGAGACCAGCAGAGTTATTAACAGACATCAATGAATCAGATAAATCGTCAACTACTGAAAACAATGTACCATTTGTACCATCTGTCCTCAAAACTGTCTCGCCAGCAATTGTAGATACAATGTGAAGTTTACCTGATGGGGTAGTCGTACCAATACCTACGCTGCCATTATAATTAAAATTAACAGAATTCTGCCAAGCATTTGCAGAGTTATAAGTCCAAAGAGCTAAATTTGTACCTGCGGCATTTGGTTGAAAATTGTAAGCTCTAGTATTTGCTGCATTTGCTATATAAAGATGAGAACTTATTGAATCAGAACCATTTTTAAGAATTCTTACTCCATTTTGTCCACCTCCTACTATTAAAGTATTTGTGACTACGAAACTACCATCTGTTTTAATGTGATCTGCTTCTGATCTATAAAGATTAGCTACAGAATTTGCGCCAAATGTTATTCCACTGGCTGGCAAAGTGGAACCCGCGCCGCCAACTGATAAGAGAGTAGTCCCATAACTAACACCAATACCTACTCTGCCATTGTCATTAATATGAAGTCTATTGGAAAGAGTTCCAGCAAATCTAGTAGCAAAAAATAAACCCCCATAACCGCCTCCAGCACTGTTTTCATAAGATCCTCTAATTTGAGCGATATCATGAGCGACATCTGCTATTCTAAAATTTAATCCAAATCCATTGGAGCTACCTTGTCCATCATTAGTTGATAAAGTTAAATATCTAATAGCAGCAGAAGCCAATTGAACATCTAATAAACTATATGGAGAAAGTGTACCAATTCCAACATTTGCACCAGTGATGACCATCCTTGTAGTGCTATTTGTACCAAAAGAAAGAGGTTGATTATTTACTGTTTGTAATTTCGCCTGATAAGAAGTTCCATCTCTTACTAAAGAGAACTCAGCAGAAGGAGTTCCCAATTCGCTCAATCTAAAACTCACTTTATTATTAGCAGAAACTCCATTGCTTCTAATATTAGCTAATATATTTTCGCCGCTATTTAAGTTAACTTGGAATTTGTCTCCGGGATTTGTTATACCTATACCAACATTTCCAACATTATCAATAGACATTTTAGTAGTTGCAGCAGCGCCATTAGAAGTACCAAAAGCTAATTTATAATAATCAACACCAGCACCTTGGATCGCCTTGACGTAAGCACCATGAGTATAGTATGAAGACAAAACGCTTCCCATTCTTAAAGTAATTTCTTCTCCATCTATATTATCTGTGCTGCCAATTAAGAATTCTGGGACACTATCAGCTACTATCGCTGTAGGAACGCTTGATTTAGCATAATTGTATACGTCTTCGCCCATTACAACCAATTTAGCAGTAGGATTATCTGTGCCTATACCAACATTACCATTTGTATCGATACGAAAATATTCATTTACACCAATACCTTTTGTAATTGTAAATGATGTTGTTCCATATCCACCAACAAACCACTTACTTGTTCCAGCATTTAATAAATTAATACCATAATAACCAATTGTTGCAGAATCTAAATAAGCATAAGCACCTGCGGCAGTAGTTTTTGATCGTATAACAGCATCATTTGATGTTTGATATATATCTAATTTATGACTAGGATTTGTTGTACCTATGCCGACACTACCGTTAACAAATAAATTGCCAGTAACATTGTCTATATAATTTGACCCTCTGAAACTTTGTTGAGCAACATAGACTTTTACGTCACGAAAATAAATTCTTTGTCTAAATAAAGAAACTATTACCCTTAAATACTCATAATCATTTTGATTATTAATAGAAGTTTCTTTTATTAAATTCCATTTATTGTTTCTATAAACATAATGTAAAGCACCTGCTCCTTTTAAAACAGTTTTGAATCTCCACCAAGCATTTCTGGTATCAAACGAGTAATCAGAACCAGAGGAATTTGAATTTGTATATATGTCTATTGTAGTATTAGCTTGATAAATTAAATTGGCAGGTGTTTGATTATAACTAAAACTAACTGAATTTCCTCCAACAAATCCTATCATAACATAGATACCACCAGCACTATTATCTTGAGTAAAAGATTCATACTCTAAAGTTAAACCTTCAACTCTACGAAATCTTCTTTTACTTAAAATGCCTCTCTCCCAATTATCACTAGCCGCAGAATCAATAAACCAAGATCCATCTGCAAAACTATTAGCTTGTGGATTATTAGTTAATCCTGAATAATCCCAGTCATTTATTGATCTATCAACTCCTCTAAATGAGTATTGATTTTGACCTTCTTCGTATTGCATTATCGCAATTCCATTTACATCCAATTTTGCCCCCGGAACGTCCGTTCCTATCCCTACATCGCCTTGTTGAGTAACAACAAGTTGTTTTGTAAATGCACCGCTGACATTCCAAACTGCAAAAGTATTAGCGCTATCTGCCCCAATGGCCCCTTGTCCAGTTGCACTCGCTGTTCTTCCTAAAACTAACTGTATCGAAGCGCTAGCTGCGCTAATTTGAGCGCCATAGTTTACCCTCTTATTTGCAATCAGAACACCAACCCCTAATTCATCAGCTACATACAGGTCTGCTCCAATATTTAAACTAGTGGCAACTTCTAAAGAGCCATCTGTTTTAATTGTCGAAGTGGCGCTTCTGTACAAATTAGCAGAAGCATCGCCGCCAAAAGATAAACCTTTTGCAGCAGTTGTCGAACTTGCTTCCCCTACGGTAAGCAAAGATAAAGGGGTAAAAGTACCTATCCCGACATTACCTAAACTAGTAATGCGCATTCTTTCGCCTTCATTAACACCACCTTCATGAGTGTTAAACGTAATAAACTGTGAATTGTAAGCTCCCGCAGCCGCTGCTGCATTATTTACCGTCATTCCTGCTGCAACACTACCGCCATCTAATAAGCCAAATGTTATATTAGCTCCTCTATTTATTGTAGCGTGTGCCGTAAGGAAAGATCTGCGAACGGAAGTATCTGCGGTTGTAGAATTATAATTGACCTCTATGTTTCCTTGTACAGTGAGCTTTCCAACAGGACTTGTTGTGCCTATACCAACATTACCGCCCATCAATGCCAACTTTTGTGTATCAATTCTTAAGCGAGTAGTATTGATTATAAAAATATTTCTATTTAAAAAATCAAATGTAGCAATGTTAGAACCATTCCAAGCCCATCCACAAACATTAGGAGTAATAGTAGTTATAGTGGCAATTGGAGTTCCATCTAATCCTACTTTATAAATATTTGCACCATTTTGTGTTACCCATAAATAAGAACCATCATATGTTATAGCTTGAGCGCTAATTGTACCCGCTGCACTTGCATACGATGACACAAAATCAATTGATGAACCATTCCATTTGTAAATATACAATGTACCAACATAAACTAAATATAAATGTCCATCAGCATATTCAATATCAAACGTATAAGGTACCGCAGTAATAGCAGCAGATTCTGCAATTATTGTTGCAGTTTGATTTGTTGTATCTAAATCATAACCTACTATTTTAGTTGCTGCTCCTGTGTAAACCACGCACCATAAATATCTACCATCCCAAGCAGCACCATGAGGATAATTATATCCAGATGGCAGTGGCAATGTTACGAAAAAATAACCATAAGCATTAGGTATTTGAACAAAATTATTATCATAAAAATAAGCACGATAATTAATATGATCAGTAAAAATATAATGTTTGCCAGTCCAAACCACGCCTCTAAATTCTTGATTTGCAACAAGTTTACCTGTATCATAATAAGTTAGACTAGAATCAGTAGTATCAGCGCCAAATGAACTAATACCCGGATAAGAAGTAGTATAAGAAGCGGTTTTATGAGAAAGCAGATTGGAGCTAAGTCTAATCGTCCCTACTACGTCTAATTTAGCGGTTGGACTTACTGTACCTATACCAACATTACCAGATGAGTTAATGCGCATTCTTTCTGCTAAACCATTATTATAATTTGTAAAAACTAAATCCGTCTGCGCAGCAGTAGTGTTCGATAAGACTGCGCTTATTATAGCTGTAGCTGAATAATTTCCTGCTACTATAAAAGATAGGGCGGATTCATTGTTAGTTGTAGCTGTTGCGGTATTTGCTAATGTTAAATTAAATACTTTTCCCCCAGCGCTAGAACCGCCAATTCTTGCGATAACGCTATTATCACTAACTACTGATATTGAATTTGAACCAACTTGCAAGGTAGCGGTTGGACTTGTTGTACTAATACCAACATTACCAGCGCCATCAATGCGCATTCTTTCTGTATAAGAACCATTATTCCAAGCAAAATAACCAGTGCCTCTTGTATAATAAGATGTATTGATGAATGCTGCCGTAGCTGCTCTGTCAATTGCCTCAATATAACAATTTGAAGAACCAACTCCAAATTCAAATCCTCCGCCAGCACCATATACATGTAATTTTGTAGCAGGATTTGTTGTTCCTATACCGACATTACCACCGTTTTGATTAAATACTATATTTTTATAACCAACGCCTTGTTCAACTGATTGTAAAGCATAATATCCGTTTGTATTTGAACCCCTACTAATAATTAATTGAAAATCATTAGAACCAGCCGTCGCCGTAGCAAATGTTAAACAATTACCAGCAGATGTTTTGAGTGCTGAATCTGCAATGCTAACTCTTGAACTATTTAATTGACTTGGAGTACCGATACTGATGCCACCCACTGAATCTAATCGCATTCTTTCGATACCATTTGTCCCAAATATAATAGGAATAGTATTCGAAGTTCCAATCGCTAATAGCGTTGGATGAACTGCGCCGAGAGTAGTTGTACCTAAAAATGCTGCTCCAGAAGTATTTGCTCCGAATATGGTCCCAGCTACAGGATTAGGACCATACATTCCTGCTATGAGGACGCCATCAGTGCTTGCTTTGGCTTGAAATTGAGCTACGCTAGTTAAAGTCTCAGCGTCAAGACGCATTATTGTAGCTGCGGCTCCACTTACATGGAGTTTTGAAGCTGGATTTGTTAACCCTATGCCTACGTTGCCAGCAGAAGTAATATAAACTCTATCAGTGTCACTCGTCTTTAATGACATCGCTTGAGCATCAGATGTCCTGATAATTAGCGTCCCCGCTGTTGAATTTACATCGTTTGATGCTGGTGTAATTACGATATCGCCCATATTTTTATTCCGTATACCTTTCAGTTACAAGTTTAGAAACATCCTTACGTTCTGCAAAAATTGTATAATAATAATTATATATATTATCATCACTATCTGTATAAATGTATACTTTGTTGTCCCCTATTTGATCTACACTATAGTCTCTTACCTTACCATCTTTACGTTTACCTATTGATGTTAAATCAACGGTTATTGAATCATCGTGAACTAAGCCTGACCAATAATGAGGTAGTTTTATTTCGCTATTATTATTTCGGCCTCTGAAATAGACGCCGTTTTCTGGGCCTTCTAAAGAGGCATGCGCCAATCTCTTGCCAGAGACTGTTGGGTGAGTTATATCGAAACTTTTTGTTGTAGCAGCGAAGCTGCCGATTACTTGAAGCCTATATGTAGTATTAACAGCAGTATTTATTCCTACATAAGTGCCATCATCAAAGATTTGGCTATTTGCTATTGATTTGGTGCCATTCCATTTCGTGATAAAGTTAGCAGTGCCATTGCCAGAAACAAGATTTGCGGCAGTTACATTTCCGGCAACTATTAAACTACCATCTGTCTTTATTGTGTCTTCGGCAGATCTGTATAAATTAGCTTCAGCATCTCCGCCAAATGTTAAGCCGCTTGCTGCTAAAGCAGAACCTGCTCCACCAACGTTTAAAAGAGAATTTGTTCCTCTTGATCCAACTAAAACTTTTGATCCGCTAATTGCAAAATTTACATTACTATTATGATCTTCTATAGACAGAGAATAGTCTGATGAATGATCTCTTATCCTTAATCCAGCGTTTGAAGTCGTTTGATTTGCTGCGCTTAAATTATTTCCTCTTTCTAAGAGAAGGATATTTGTTGCGGCAGGACTTCCAAAGAGTTCTTTAAAGAATGCAATTGGTTGAGCAGTGTTTGAATTCCTTGTTACATTAAGTAATCCAGTTGGCACTGAAGTTCCAATACCAACATTACCACCAAAAGGCTGAATATTTAATGGACTTACTCCAGCAGTATTAGTGTTATGTTGATAAGTTTGGATTAACCCATAAGTGAATCCAGCAGTATTGACTGTTGCAACGGTCACTCTTACATTAGAAGAAAAAGAATCGCAAACATTAAAAGCATTAGCTCCAAAAGAATCAACTGATAGTTTGCCAGTTGGATTTGTTGTACCTATACCGACATTACCGCCATTAGGATTTAATAAAAGAGGATAATTTGCCGCCAAACTAGTTTCATCAGTTGATTGTATCCAAGCGCCTAAGCCTCCCGCTCTAATCCCAAAATCTAGCACTGCGTTGTCTGTCGTATTGCTGATTCTAAATATACCACTTTGAGTTACGCCTACAGAAGCTGGATTTCCTACTACTCCATCGACTTGCAATTTTTGTAAAGGACTTGTTATGCCTATACCAATATTTCCATCTCCTTTGATTGTTAATCTATCTGTACTATTAGTTTGTAAATTGAAAGATCTAACGCTGCTATCATGTCCAATATATAATGCAGTATCATTAATATTAAAAGTTGTAGTATATGCACTTGTAGAATTACCTGCAAATCTAAAAGCAGCTTTATCTCCGGGTTCAATACTTAGAGGAGTGGTATTATTAGCATCATAAACTCTTAACTTATAAGAAGAAGATGTTGTGCCTATTCCGACACTACCTTCAACAATTAATCCATTTGCTGGAGCAGATACATTGTAACTATTTGAACCAATACTCGCGGCTCCAATTACTGATAATTTATTTGCTGGGTTACTCGTACCAATTCCAACTTTATTATTAATTAAAACGAAGTCTCCACTTCCATATTGCCCAGCGACAACCCTATCATCAGCGAAGACTTCTAAGACTGGAAGACCTGCTGAATTGTTTACTGACATTAATGAATCGCTAAGGTCATCAACGACTGAGAATAGGGTTCCGTTTGTGCCGTCTGTTCGAAGAACGGTTTCACCAGCAACTGAAGAGACGATATGAAGTTTACCACTTGGTTGATTTGTCCCTATACCAACATAACCTCCTTGATTGAATCTAATTGCTGATAACCAAGCATTTCCTGCGACATTTCCTACATTAATATCAATAGGATTAGTAAAAGCATTAGAGTATAGATTACTATTAAATTGAATATAATCTAAAGATCTTATTCGGCCAGCCGCTAAGAATGCGCCATCTGTTCTAATAGAAGCACTTGACTCTCTATATAAATTTGCACTAGCATCTGCACCAAAAGTTATACCACTTGCAGCGGCAGTGGAACCCGCGCCACCAACTGATAGAAGAGTCGTTGGAGAAGCTGTTCCTATACCGACTTTACCATCAGATGTTATTCTCGCTCTTTCGATTTCATTAAAAGAGAAAAGCAATGGATTTACAAACGTTGTACTTGCAGGTACTCTTACTTGCCATCCGCCGCCATAACTTTGCAAGTCCACCCCCGCATATGCAGAAATGCCATTATTTTGGTTATTTATTCTTACATATGTTTGACTATTTGCTGTGTTATATACTTCTAATTTATGAGCAGGATTTGTAGTGCCTATGCCTACATTTCCGTTTTCATCAATAACAACTTGTGCAGTAGCAGCAACAGAAGGCAGAGAAGCTCCATTACAATTAAAAGCAATATAATCTACAGTATCAGAAATATGCCTTATTAATGATCCATATGTTGGTCTTCCAAAACGAATACCGGGATCATTATTAGATTGCAAATCCAGCAAAACAGAATCTGCGCCCGCAGATTGCACCACGGTTAATCTACTAGTTGGACTTGTGGTTCCTATACCTATCCCAGTTCCTAAATCATAAATACTACCTGTAATTAATTCTTTAGCGCCATTCCAACGAGAGGTCCAGTTTGCTGTCCCTTGACCAGATAAGAAAGTACTACC